TCCAGCACGCCATGCTTGGAACGGGGTAGCATTAGGGTATGTAGTTGAATAACAATCATGCATAGCCCAATAGTTAGGATAGAAACAAAACTCTACATCATTCTCGTCGGTGCCGTCTGAGTTTTCGTGTGTACGCATATTATATATAAACTCTCGGGTCCACGAACTCATTCCACCGTTACCATACATAAGCCCGTTGATAGCGTTACGAGCTCGCCAACGAAAAACACAATCTCGGTTAGTGTCTGTTAATTGTAGTTGGAGATTAAAGAAATCAGGATCTGGAATATTATCACCATCGATAAGAATAAAACGCTCAGTATCACTTGCGTCAGCGGCCGCCTTGTGTGCAGCATCTGAACCTTTAATGCCATCTACTCGTTTTGCCCAAGGCACCATATTTGAGATTTTGATCCAAGATTCTTCTTTACGTGGCTCGTCATAAGTTAAAAATATACAGTCTAAGTCTGCTACATCAATTATTTCGTTCATAGTATTCTGTGTTGTTATATTCTTCGCCCAACTCTAGTATGAGTCCAGCATGATTTTTTATTACTTGAAATCCAGATTGGCTAGATCTTAACCTAACCCTATATCCCGCATCTGAATTTTTTAATTGTAAACGATCATCCTCTACATAGTAAAGACCAAAATTTTCATAAATCTTTTGATCAACTACAATATATGGTAAATCAAGTTTTTCATCATTGGCTAATTGTGTACCAGCTACAATGTCGCCTGCAGGGTTGTAATATAATCTATATTCATTAGTGGGTGGTATTACGGGTTTAACCAAACGGTTAACTTCATCCCAAAATGCTTGTTCTTCTGGACTCATAATATTCAATTAATTTTTTAGTAGCGTATTTCTTATCGTAATAGTGTACTGGATGATATTGATTTAAATTGTTAATTCTAATCATATCTTCGTCACGTTCGTGCATAACTGTCTTTAACCAAGAATGGTCATCTGACCAACCTTGCGCTCCTGGCTTCATGTGTACAAAGTTAATAAAATCCATACTTGGTATTGTACATGTTTCTACACCAACTATTAATGCTGTTACGGCATAAAGTACATCAGTGCTAGGAGTTTCTTCTCTACAATTTTTTAATATTTTATCTTTTAATAATGCCCAATTTGCTTGTACATCTTGCGCTGTACGAAAAAATTTTGCAGCTTCGGCACTAAATCTAAAATACATTAGTCCATTATAAACATCGGGCAATTGATTATCATCAAAGAAATGTCTATATTTGCGAACAGTACTTAATTCCTGACGATAATCTCTCATACCTGTGCTTAGTACCATGTTGCGTAGTCTAAATGCTGTCCACCAATGGTCAATTGATCGTGTAAACAACAAGTCTGATTCTAGTTTAATAGTTTCTTTAAACGGTGTAAGAGTAAAGACCTGCCATTCGTTAGCCAGCTTCCAAGTACTGGTACTAGCATTATAGTCCACGGGCAAATCAATAATATAATCAAACACAAGACGATGGCGTTCATCAATTTTCTCCTTAGTTGCAGCATCTACTATTACTGCGTAGCTATTAATTTTTTGTGTTGCCTTAACATTTAAAGCCTGTAGATAGGCAAGTTCTAGGTAATCCACAGAATCTGTGTTTTGTGCAAAGGTTACAAAACCCTGTTGTTCTTTATGTTGGCTCACAGATTGTATCCACAAATTGTTTAAAATCAGGCGACAGTAAATATTGTTTATCTAACACATGTACATTCTGTCTTGGTAATACTGTAGTCAATGGCCATTTGTCTCCGAGAATAATTTTATGATTCACCTTGATGAAACTTCCGCTAAAGCCAATACTTTCAACATCGTGATATAAACTAAGCATAGGCCACGGAATACCTTGATCCTCATTGAGATCGTATCCACTTAGTATTACATTAGCAATAGCAAATGCAAAATCATTTCTAAAATTAGCATGGCTAATATTATATAAAGCACAATAATAATTATAATTGCGTTGTATACGTCCTACCAATTCAAACAGCATACGGCCGCGTTCGCTTTTTCTAAATAACACTACAGTTGCCCAGACATGTGGCAAACTTGTATTACCCATGCTGTCATTGCTAGTTTCATATGGAGTTGTGTTTTTATGTTGTAACTTATAATCAAAATCTGTTGAAAACAATTTCAATAAACTATCGTCTAATACCAAATAGTCTGTGTCTAATAAAATAGTTTCTTCGTAAGGACTAAACTCATATGCCAAGTAACGACCAAAGTTTCTCCATTCTATAACTCGGCCGCCTTCTGACCCGCGACCGTTAATTTGATTAGTGTCCTTGGGAATTCGAATAATGTGGTCGTAGTCAAACTCAGGTTTGCTGTCTGCATCAGTTACTAGTGTTACAGGCAGTCCGGTATTGTGTTTGATTAATCGGCTCGATTGATCCGCGATGGCAACATAATCCACTTTGGTGTTCAGAGCAAATACTATAACACCTCTAGACACGTCGGATTTTTTTGAGTTCTTCATGCTGTTGATGCCACGTGTTCATAACTTTTTGGTAATGTTGTTGTGCTATTACTAAAAATACATGCCTATCAATTTGAATAGGATTTCCATATACGTCTTCTAAATACATATCGTCGATTGGCCAGCCTTGCATAAAGGCCAACAATTCCGGAGTAACTTTAAACAGTCCACCTTTGTGTGCAATATGTAAATCCGTTTGGATCTTTTCGCGAAGGATGCGTTTGTTTGCTTGATAATCTGTAGCACGTCGCACTTCTGCGACAACATTATTTAGGTCTGTCATAATTTATGAAAATGGATGTGATAAGCTAGTATACTAGCTTATCTGATGAATGTCAACTTAATTTATTAATTAAGCTACAGTAATAGTACCGTTTGGTGTACCCCAACTGTTAGTAGTTAGGTTAGTTGATTCCGGAGGAGTGATTGCTATTTGCTGAGGCCATGTAACGTTAATTGCATCTGAACTAATTGCACCTGCACCACCATAACCTGCACCAGTATAGTAAACTGGTCGAGCTGCGGATGTTACAACAAAGTCAAAAGTAATTACGCTACCATTGTCACCGTTACCACTTACGTTAGTACCGTTTGTTCGCACAGAAACTGTAAGAGTGTCGCCGATGTAAGGATAACCAGTACTGGTAATAGATATAATTTGTGTACCAGCATTAAATGTACCAGTTGCTGGTAAATTCCAATAGCCCACGTTGGTGTTTTGTGATTCGGTCTGTCCTGTGCCGCTACGTCCGCTGTTGGTAGCTTGACGGAACCAGCTAATATTACCTAAGCTGTTAATCATTGTTAAGAAATCGGCGCCACGGTTTGTACCACCGTTGTTTACTGGTGTACCCGAAATTAGTGCAATTTGACCACCTGCGTTAAAGAAATAACGAGCACAGTCGCCTGCACCGATACTGTTGTAGGTTGCAAAAGTTACACTACGACTAAACGACCAAGTAATAGCGTTAACGGTATTTGCTACGTTAACGTTTTGTTGAATTGCACTAGATGGACCATTTGTTGTACTACCACCGTTATAAACCAGGCGATTAGAATAGACGTTATTAATTGCAGTAGATAAACCGCTTAGATAGTTAGCTTGTGTACCAGGAGTAATAGTACTACCAGCAACACCAACACCAGTTTGTCCAGTGTGTGCTGCGGCACTATTAACATAGTTAACCATTGTTGACCATTGTCCAGCTGTTACTAAGCCAGTTTGACTTACTGTACCTAGTGCCGGCTGCCCCCAACCAGCATTACCCGATCCAGTTGCCCAAAATGCATTTATCTGGCCTGAGCCGTTTGCAAAGTTGTTATAATCTGCGGCTGTAATTATCGAGCCTTGTGAATACGCCATAGTTTAATCCTGTTATATTACTACTTATCTATTTTAATACTTTTAATTAGATTTTGCTTTCAGAATATCTAATTCTGCTTTTAATTCTGCAATAGCTGCAAATGCTAACGCACTTAGCTTGGCATAGTCAACCGCCAAGCTGCCATCTTCGCGTGTACGACTTGCTAGTGGGAAATTAGCCTTGACTTTTTGTGCTATTACACCAAAATCTTCTTTTTGCACAAAATATCCGTCAACACCGCCTTTAGACTCAACATATGAGTCTGTCCAGTCGAATAAATCGCCACCAATTGCTAGCACAGTATCTAGTGCGTTTGGTATAGGACGAATGTTTTCTTTAAATTTGATGTCCGATGAATAATAAGCACTGATATTGTTTGTGGCACGAATTTCGCCTGTTGTTCCACTTGCGCCTGTACCAACGCCAAATGATCCGAACTGTACGCCAGCACCAGTATGAATGGCCTGTGGCAAACTTAATGTTACACCGCCGGTCCCAGAACTTGCTATAACCTGATTTGATGTGCCGGTAATAGATGCTACGTAGCTTGTTCCAGCGAATCCAATTGATACCGATCCACCTAAGGCTACTGTGCCGCCACCGCTTAATCCTCCGGTAACGTTAACAGTAATCGAATTATTGCTTAATGCACCATTTGGAATACTTGAAAAGTTTGTACCTACAAAGTAAGGTGCAGCATTTTGGGCAATGGATTGATTAATTGTATAATTTCCGCCGCCGATTGTTAATGTGTTTGTTCCGTTGTTAACACCAGTACCACCATATTGTGGTTTAACAATCGTACCACTCCACTGACCTGCAGTAATGTTACCAACTGTAACTAAATTGCTTGCAGAAGTTACGTTTGGCTGGCTAGCTGTTTGTAATGTGCCAGTTATATTAGTTGCTGAAAGATTAACACCAGAAATTGTACCAGTGCTTGTTAAATTGTTTGTTGTTATATTTGTATTAGCTACAATGTTGCCAGCAGTTGCGGTAGTAAATACACCGGTACTAGGAGTAGCATTACCAATTGGAGTATTATTAATACTTGCAAATGTTTCGTTGCCAATGTTGGCAATTTCTAAACCGTTGTATTTTGCAAATCCTGTTAAACTTGTTGTGCCGTTAGTCTGTAAATTAATTACATTGCCTAGGCCTGTTACGTTTGGTTGATTGGCAGTTAATAACACACCTGTGATTCCAGATGTTGCTAAAACGTTAGCTGCTTGCAACGAATTAGTATTAACTGTTGTAGCTGTAACTGTTGTTCCTGTTACGTTACCTGTAATGTCGCCGTTGAATGCGGCATTAACTGTACCGGCATTAATTGTGCCAGCGGTTGTAGTACCAGGGGCACTTAAATTTATTACATTGATACTGCCAGTTGAGTCACGCAAGACTAAGTTACCTGGCGTTGGATTAACATCTTGTGTGTTTAATCCCATTACCTGTGTGTTGGTTGTACTAAAATTAAATCCTGGCTTAATTTGAGCAAAGCCACTTAACGAACTGTTGAATCCGGACTTACTAAAGATACCATAAATTGTACCAAAAATCTTAAACTGTATAACTGTATAAGGTTGCCCGGACAATGAGTCTGTCATGTTAGCCGGGAAAGCACCAGTATCACCTGTTGCCGGAGTTTGTGTTGGTCCAATTAACTGCCAAGAACTGCCAGTATACACCTTAAGCTGGCTGTTTGTTGTATCAAACCATAAGTCACCACCAAGTGTACTTAGGTCGCCAGGAGGACTACTGTATGGGCTACTGGTAGCACCAGTAGAAATCTTCCAACTTGATCCCGAATATACTTTTAAAATATTATTTGTAATGTCCCACCATAGTTGTCCTTTAAGTGGATTAGGAGGACTTGAAGTTGATGCAAAATTTTCCAGTAAATGTATAAAATTGTCATTTAAAAACTGGCCGTAGCCCGAGTAATCTTTACCAATTAAGGTAAGGCTAGAATGAGAAGTATCAACTGCGGCTGGAGATAACCCGCCTGGTATTAGTGATGTTCCGTTAGTTAAGTTAATTGTATAAGCCATATCGTATATTTACCGGTTGTTTAAAACACTTTTTGTATGTAGCACAGCGCATAGTATGGAGGACGATTATCAAGTGGTTGACTAGAACCCGTTGTGGCTGTATTTCCTGTTAGATTAATAACGTGCTGGTGATCAGCAGCTGCTACTAGACTAATACCAGTATATGATGTGGTTGTTGGCCATGTCCAAACAGTTCCTTTTCCACCAATTTCGTCTTGTGATCCGAGATAGTCAATGCTACCGGGAGTACGATTATCATATTGACTACCGTGGTAGTGTCCAGGATCTGTTACTGTATGTGTATGGCCACCTGCTGAATTAGTGTTTCCTGTTACTGTATATGCGTGTGAGTGTGTTGGTAATTGTCCTGTAGTAATTGACGGGAAAGCATTGCCTCCGGTTGTTCCTACATTATATGTGCCGCCTGTGTCACCTGTTGCACCAATAATGAATTGTCCGCGCAAATCTGGAGTGGTGCTACCATTTACTGTCTGACCATTACACAATGCCCATCCTGTGGGTATAGCACTAGCGGCGCCGCTCCACATAACAATAATACCCTTAGGCATAGCGGTTTGCACAAAGCCAGTGGTTGCCACGGCTGTGTTACTTGTGCCGATTGGCAATGTGGCTGTTACTGTATTAACTAATGTTGATGATGCAATAGTAGAATTAGATACGGTTGCATTAGCAATACTACCCGATGCAGCTTGTAGATTGGCCACAGTTGCTAGAGAAATTGTACTGTTTGTTGAGGATAAGTTGGTTAGTCCAGTTACATTACCGCCGGTAATTTGTGCACCGGATGTACTTAATGTTGTTGCTGATAAATTAGTAGTTGTAATTGAACCAATGTTATATAAGTTACCGCCAGTTACTTGAGCATTAGATGTTAAAAGATTTCCAACTGTTGCTGTTGATGCTGATAGTGCAGTTAGTACACCGGTTGTAGCAGATACGTTAGATAGGCCAGTTAGACTACCGCCGGTGATTTGTGCATTTCCACTTGATAAGTTAGATAACTGTGCTGAAGTAGCAGATGCGTTAGTTAGGCCGGTTACATTGCCGCCGGTGATTTGTGCCGTACCTATAGCGGCAGTTGAAAATTGTGCAGAGGACGCTGATAAATTTGAAATTCCTACCAGGTTACCACCATTAACAGTTAAATTGTCTGCTAACAAATTAATAATATTTGCTGTAGTAATAGTTGCTTGTGTACTGTCTAGTTGTCCAGTTAATGTAGTTGCCGTTACGGTTGTAGCGTTAACATTACCTGTTAGTGTTCCAACTAATGTTGTTGCTAAAACATTACCTGTTAAATTACCAACAACATTACCGGTAACAGTTCCAGTTAGACTACCCACAAATGCGTTGGCACTTACACTGGTGGTTAACGAATTATTAAACTGAAGACCTGGGCTAATAGTAGGGAATCCAGGAATAGCTGGACTTGGGTAAAAAGTTGGATCAGAACTTAGTGTTGCAATGACCAAATTACCATATTGAAGTTGTAGAAGATTGTGTGTTACACCAGTTGTAGCTTGATCGTTTGTAGTAACCGTAACGGCGCCAGATAGACCTTGAGCACGTGTATATTGCGGACCAACTAAACTATAAGTAGGTGTGCCGCTGATATTAGTGTAAACAAATAACTGGTTTGTTGCTGTATTAAACCATAAATTACCATTTTGTATATTAACTGGTTGTGAGCCGGACACAATAATGCCCGATGTGGGCAAATAACCCTGGCTCGTAAACACGTTTAGGGTTTGATTGCTTTTGTTAAACCATAGTTGTCCCTGCAAACTTGTCCCTGCAGGTGCCGAGTTTGATGCAAAATTCTCTAGTAGATATACTAAATTCTCGTCAAGGCGCTGTCCATAACCTACATAATTAGGACCTGGTAAGTTTAAATTTGTACTGTTAGTATTAACCGACCCGTCAGGAATACTAAAAGTTATTGACCCGTCGCTATTTGTAAAATTATAAGGCATATTTTTTTCTCTTTATACTATACTTATCTAAAACCGCCAATTTAAGAAGTTGGCCCATCTATTGGCTGTAGTCCGCCCCACGATATTGCTAAAAAACCACCAGCTCCGTTGCCACCTGTCCAGTTTAGAGGGCTTGCATAGTTAGTAAACCCAGCCCCACCGCCACCTGCGCCGTATCCTGCTCCATCTTTCCCGTTACTATCCCCAGGCACACCAGCTGCGCCGCCTGTTCCAAAGGGATTGCTTCCACCTACACCGCCGGCGCCCGATTCTTCAGTTTGACCGTTATACCCGTCTGCGCCAGCTTGACCGCTCGGTACCCCACCTGCTCCGCCACCTGCCATATTATACTCCTAGTTCAGATTCTAAAGAATCTAACATTGCTAAAATTTTATTAATTGCTTCGTCATTATTGCCAGCCTTTAAGCTATCAACAATTCCTTTAATATAAGACTCATAATGTTCATCCCAATACTCGTGTGTAAAATTTGGCTTGTTAGACAATTCTTGTATCAAACTTGCAGATCGCTGGTAATATTCAATGACTTTAGTAGGGTCGGACACAGACCTTAAATTTTGTAATAATTTAATATCATCTTCTTTGCCATTACGCAATATTGCGCTGTATACTAAACAATTATGAGAATAACTTAACATGTTCGCCCTTTATTTGATTCCTGCCAATAACCAGAATACGCCAAAGGTTGCCCATAGTACATAACCTGTTGCAGGGTTTTTGCTTGGCTCAGTTGTTTTACTAAAACGGCCAACTAATCGACTGATAAATTTACCAGTGTTCATTATAATTTTACCAGCACGGTTGTCTTGTTCTTCTGCACCCATTAGGTAAGCCATGTGATGTGCCCACGGTGTTGCTATACGAACAGTCCAGCGTGTTACTAATTCTTGTTGACGTTGTGTACGAGTAGCTTTGTCTTTAATCCAAGGCATAATATTTGGCCCACGGCCTTCTATCCATGCTACTACCGTGCTAGCCCATTTTAAATATCCATAATAGCTATCGGGATCTGTTGCACGTAGATATTCGCCAAATTTTTCATCAGCTTCGTAAACACGATCTGACAAATAGCCAAGTTCATATAGCTTAGTACAAATAATACTTCCGCCACCACCACCTCCACGGTCAGCACTTGCTCCGCCACTACCACCGGCTCCACCAGTTACTGCAATAGATCCCAGTGATCCCTGTATGCTAGTAGTACCGCCTGTGCCACCACCAGGTGCGCCACTAGTTCTTCCTACAAACGGAGCGCCACTGCCACCACCACCAACTGTGATTATTAGTGTTTCCCCAGGGACTACAGACAGACTCTGAGCTTGTACGTAGCCGCCAGATCCACCACCTCCGCCGGCACTGCCATTACCAACTTCTTCGCCGCCTCCGCCTCCGCCGCCACCACCGGAAGCATCAACTGTAAGCGAATGTACGCCCGGTGGTACTTTAAATGTATAAGTGCCAGGAACAGTCCAAGATACTTGTCCTGCATTTGGATAAAATTGCATCCATGTGCCATTTACATTAGAATATCCAGCTGTAACATTGGACCAAGTACCGCCATGATTAACTGCTGGCAATACTACGGTATTCCACTGTCCGCCTTGTTTTACATATATGGCTCTATCTCTTGATGACATCTGTTATCCTACTACAAACCAGAAATCACCATCTTTACCACCAGTCGGTGGGTTTGTAGAAACTGTATAGTTAAATTTTTGTGCTGTAATAGCCGCTGTTACAAATCCGGTAGTTGCTATATTACCACTAAAGTCTCCTAATGGAGGAGTAGGCGCTGTTGGTGCACCAGTAAATTGTGGACTTGCAATAGTTGCCAGCGGCGCTACCGCTGTGGCTAAATTGGTTGCTGTTACTGTTGCTAGTGTGTTAATTTTAGAATTGTAGTCGCGATACAATACGTTAGCTGTAACGTCAACATAGCTAGTGCTTGCTACGTTAGCACTATTGTCGCCTAAACCTAAATAATCTAACTGCGGTCCAAGGTATTGAATAGACGGAATGCCAACGGCCGGAACTACAGTAACACCATTAATTTGAATATCGCTGTTAAATGTTTGTGTACCAACTGTTATTACACCACTAACAATGGTTACCGGAACAACATTACTGTTTGTAACATTAGCGTGTACTGTTAGTGTTGCAACAGGAACTAGTGTGTTAGCATCTAATTGTGTAATTACATCGTTAACATATACTGTAATTGGTGCTGTTAATTGCAACAAATACGGTTTTTGTGTAGCAGGTACACTAGATAAGAATGTATTTAATGCAGGCGTTTGCGGAACAATAGGTGCACCGGTAAACTGTGGACTATTAATTGGCGCCAGACTAACTATTTCGGATTGTAAAATATTTAAATCATTACTAACAGTATTAAATGTACTACTAATAGCCGACATGTTAGCCGCTGTGTTGGCCGCTAGTAAACTAACATTAGAATTAATACCAGACTGAACTGTTATTAAATTGGCGTTGGTTGAATTGGTTGCGGCTGCTAAATTTGCATCGGTATCGTTACGTAATGTAACAATTTCTGACTCCAGTAATGCTTGCAATGCAGTAACAGATCCGGCGCCAGCAACAACGGCTGTGTCAACATAGCCTTTTGTAGCAATACCTTTACTGTTAACGGGATCGTTAGCTACATAAGCCAATCCAGCAGCGCCATCTACCCACAGAGATTTTTGATTACCGATAATTGGAACGTTAACCCAAAGATCTACGTTGCCACTGAGTGTATGATTATGTAATGCTAGTGCATTATTAACATAATGAATATTGGCATTAGTGAATACTAAATTACCAGTTACCCCAACGTCGCCGGCAAATGTTTGATTAATATCCTGACGAGCAAATACTGTAGGACTTAGCCCACCGACGTGTTGACTATTAGTTGCTGTGCCTGTTAGTACATTGGTATTGCTTATAGTAATGCCAGGGGCAACTGTACCAGGGAAATTGTATACAGCTACGTTTGGTGTAAATGCAGAATCGTAACTAGTAATAGAAATTAAGTTACCATTTGTGTAAGTATTAACAACGGTGTGTGCGTTGCCTAGTGTATCATAAACTGTTTCAACAACGGCACCGCTCTTACCTTGAGCTGTTGTATAGCCTGGACCAATTAGTACCCAAGTATTGCCATTCCATGAACGTAATTGATTGTTTACGGTATCCCACCATTGGTCGCCTGTGTGTAATGCTGTAGGTGCTGTGGCGCTGGCTGTTTGTCCGCTAACTAATACAAATGATGTTCCATTATAAATTTTTAACAAGCTGGTAGATGTGTCGTACCATAGTGTACCAATTAGTGGTACTGTGGCTTGATTCTGCGTTGGAGGTGTATCTTTGGCAAAGTTTTGTAATAATGAAATAAAATTTTCATTTTGTACTTGACCGTAGCCTGTATAGTTACGACCAATTAAAGTTAATCCTGTTGCAGTATCAGAAGTTCCATCCAATAACTGTCCATTGGGCATGGTTGGAGTTATTAGTGCTGTGCCATCAGTCTTGTTAATATTATAAGTCATTGTATTATCCGTTCGTACTTAAATTTGTCAATGTTTGAATACGTACAGTATAATCTATTTGAATTAATCGATTTAGTGCCTTTTGCACAGGATGAAATACTACGTGTGTTAATAACAAACCAGTAGATGTTAGACCGCTTGTGCCATCTGTACTACGCCCACGTAAACCTAATTCATCAAAAACATATTCTCCACTCAGGTTGGTGCTATTATCAAACACAGCCTGCCCACTTGGCTCACCGTAGTCTAACAAACAACTTACTAAAATATCAGTATACACAGTACCCGGTACGTGTGTTATTGTCATTTTATTATTAACTGGATCTGTGTTAGCAATCGCGGTATTGTCAACAATTTTACTGTATGTTGGATTGTATAAATTTGTAGCTTGACCTACTGTGTTTGTAGGCAAATATGTAATAATCCCAGTAGGGTCTACGCTAGTGCCACCATTACCAAAATTCATTTCATAGATAAAATTCTGAGATTTATTAGCAATTGAACTGGCTAATGCAACACTAAAGTTTTCATAGTGAATAGCATTTGGTTTATCAATAAAAACCTCTTTAGTTTCTGGATCAAATATTTTAATATGCCCGCGGACATAAATTCCACTTGATTCATTTGGGCGTTTTTCTTGGTTTTCCACTGCGTGTTCCTCTGTATTAGTTAAATTTTTACTTGTATCAGTATTTATCATGGCGTATATCCTGGAGATTGCTTCAAGAAAGTAGCTTGGGCTGTAGTACTATTGATTAGCCCTGTGCCGTTGGTAGCTGTTCCTGCGCCAGGTGTGTACCAATCTTGTGTTTGTGCTACATAACTATTTGATGTTATAACAACATTTCCTGTAGAAGTTATAGTGCCTAATTTAGTAGGAGTTCTTGTAGTTACATTTCCAACAGTTTGTCCGTTTATCTGTACAGTATTTGCTGTACTTACAAGATTTCCGCTGACAAATATAACCGGTATTGATGTTGTTGAATATGCGTTAGCGTTAGCTGTTGTTACATTAGCTAAAATATTAGCAAAATATTGTGCATATACGTTACCGGTAGTTACGTAGAACTGATTACTATAAGAAAGTACGGTACCCGGACTTACCACCAAATTGGCTGTCCAAGGAGTTGCACCGTTAACTGTGCCCAAGACACGTAGGTTTGCCACTACCGCTGAGTTTGCTGTACAAGTTTGTGTAATATAATCGCCAATGTTTGCTGACAAATATGGATAGCCAGCCAATGGTAAATTGTAACTTATATTGGCTGTTACTGTGTAGCTAGTTCCAGCTGCAACAGATACGTTGGCAATGTTTGCATTAGGAATAACTTGCTGTATACTAGCATCAACTACACGTAGATTTGCGCTATGTGTAGCCGGAGTTCCTGTACCGTCAACACCACGACGTATTTGTCCTAATACATTACCAAAAGTAGAAATATTACCTATTAAATTGACCTTTGAACTTATGTTAGCAAAAGTAGAGTCATATACATTCCCAGTAGTAACATAAATGTTACCGTTGTATGTAATCACTGTGTCAACTGGTAATATTACATTAGCTTGCCATGCTGTCTGATAACTGTAGTTTTTGTAGTAAGTAATCTTCTCGCCACCAATGAATACTACACCAGGAATTGCCAAATTGGCATTTGGTTGTGGTAATATACTTGCATTAACAACATGAATGTTGCTGTCAGTCATTGACAAATTACTTGTTAATGTTGTTACGTTGGCATTGGCTATTCTATAGAAAGAATGTGTGCCATTCATATCATCAAACAATCTAAATGCATAATCGTTTGTGCTGGGCGCAACATTAGAAAACACTTTAATATCTAAACTGTCAAATACTCGACCAGGGATTAACTCTTCAGGAGCATGACTACTAAATGTACTTACGTAGGCACCACCATCGATTAAGATATTACCTGGATCAATACCAAAGTTTGTTGTAAATGCACTTGAAATAGTTGTGTCATAGACATTACCGGTAAATGTATTACCATCAACGATAACGCCGGGATAGGTAATACCATCACCAATAAGATCTAAATTAACATTTCCGTTAAATGCTGTAATACGATCGTTGGCAACGTTAAAGCTGTTAGCATTAATTTTAGTAACATTTGTCACAGGGAACGAAAGGTTAGCTGCAATCGTATAATTATTGTTTAGTTTATATAACTGTTGGTTTAGTACAATAATAGTATTGGCAGCAATTGATTGACCTACGTTGGCACTTGTAACATTGCTCCAGAATACAAACGTATTAGCGGCATGATACGTAGTGCGATCAAATTTAATTGTAGTCGAAATACTACGTACCAAATTATGCGAATTGGCGGCAAATCCAGTAAAGGCATTGCGTAGTACAGCATAACCCTTGGCTCCAGATCCGGCACCATTAATGATAACAGTTGGAACCGATGTATATCCCAAACCCGAAGATGTTACTACTATGCTACTAACTCCACCGGAGCTGTTGATATTTGCTGTTGCTGTTGCACCATATCCATTACCACCTGTTATAACAACCTGTGGTGGAAGTAGGTATCCCGAGCCAGGGTTTTCAATGATTACATCAACTACTTGATATTTGTAATTGTTATACCATTGGCTATATACACCAGTTTGCTGTATGTCGGCATCGTAACTTAATTCACCACTTGGGCTACGATAAACTTGTACATTGGCATCCCAATAAGGAGGCAAATCAAAGTCTGTGATGTCGCTACCATATGTGTCGTTGCCAATATAATCAACAACGAATTCTCTAATTACTGATCTATAAGGCTTAACTTCCTCAATATATTGAAGATAAAAGTCTTGGTTATCAGGAATATAACTTGGGAACTCTTGTAGTTTACGAATGCTTTGTGTGGCACTAATAAAACTAGTTTTAAATGCCCAATCAATATTCTTTTGTTCAGCCATGATATACTTAATCAGAGTAAAGAATAATTGATTAAATCGTACTGCTAGATCATCAATGAAAATATCATTTACTAATGCTAATAAGATTTGACGGAATTCTATATTAGGAATATTTACGTCGCCACCGGGTAATTGAATTGTACCGTTCTGTATACCGACAGTGGTCTTAGTTAATGTGCTGTCGTAATGATAAATTGCAAAATTTCCAGCGCCGGTATCTAATACCTTAACGTAGGTATTTGGCTGTAGGGTTATTTTTCCAAGTTCTAATTGATTAGCCACTGTGACGTCAATGGTTGTTGTTGGATCAAATCCTGCAACATACCAATCAGCATACGACCACCATAGATTGGTTTTGTATAATTGTACCCAAGGTGTTCCGTCGGGACGAGTAGCTACTATCCATGCTGTTCCTGTCCACACATAAATGTCCCATTTGCCGCTGTTATTGCTGTCGTTCTTGACTAATACTTGATATCCTGCTGAAATTAAATTGGTATCAACATACCCAAGTTCCTCAAACGTAGCAACAGATAAGGAATAATATCCAGTTGCTGTATTTGGTGCTGGTTCTTCGCTGTTAAGAGTAGTCAATACCTTGCGTTCTGTTACAGGATACTCTATTAAAAATTGATTAGTTAAGATAACAATATTGTATACCGCGGTATTGACGTCCACAATAGCCGATTGTCTTGGACGAATACTAATACCATAGGCTTGGCTTGGTAATAGTGCAGGATCAGGAACTGGATTTCCAGCTTGGTCGATTCCTGCAAGGCTGTCAAGTAGTTTACTAATAATGTTAGCAGGAAGTTTACTTGTAGGATTTCCTTCTTGTACAAGAGCATACTCACTGTGTACTAATTTAGTTTTAACATCTTGACTACCCAACTGTAATATGGTATTTTTTCCAGTTAACAAATGGTTAACATTGTGTAGGGCCACTGTGTCATTGCGTAATATTGTTGCATACGGAATTCCCTGGCTCTGTGGATTTGCAATCGCTGCCGAAATACTTACTACGCTGTTTTGTTTGCCAGCAGCAGTATTAACAGTATCAAGCCCCTTAACCCAGTAATAGTATTTTACTCGAACTGCACCATTGTTATCTACATATCCATACGTGCTATAGGCACTATCGTCTGGATGTAGTGGTGTTCCTGTTCCAGTATACTGACTAGGAAGTTGTGTACTTTCAATCCACTCATATACGCTAATTTGACTACCGGGGAAACGATTACTCCATTGAGTAAGTCTGTAGATTAATGCATCTTGCTCGTAGTCAATATAACGCACATCATCAAGATCCCACCAAATTTTACCAACTTGTCTTGGTCCCCAATGTAAATCTGCTACTGTTACACCTGTGCCACGATTATACAATGCTGGATCGTAATCTAATTTGTAGTCAATATCAACATTGGCAACGTTTAATACTTTACCTTTGCGAGGGTCAATAAAATCAAGAGCAGCTAATATATTGTTGTTTGATTTATTATACATTAATGTACGTGCAACGCTGTCAATATCAACGTAAGGCTGTTGCTGTCTTGTTATATTCCATGCTGTTGTTTGTGTTGGATTTGTAAACAAGTATGCATCACCATATAGATTACTGTGTCCTGGTGCACCAACAGCAATATATTGACGAGTAACGTCAACGCTAGATCCGAATGCATCACCATATTGTAATTGTGCTTCTAATTCCTGTGTATAGATATAGGTGTTATCCAATGTTTCAAATATGTATGTGGCGCCACTACCAACAATGTGATCTAAGAAATGTGTTGTTGCACTATCAATTACTGTAATATTATTATCAAATGTAGTCATTTCGTCACTCGACGAACCGATACTGCCGATGGCTAACACTTGGCTATCACCGCTTACACTTACACTGATACCAAAATTGCCAACATCATTGTTAGGATGTGCAAGTACCCGATCCTTAGAGTAAGTTCCACTTATTAAAGACCATTGTTCAACAGAACCACTAACATGCCCAGACGATGTTGCATTTGGTGCACCAATATATAAGTTACCGGCTGTGGAGTCAATGTCTAAACTTGCACCAAAATTTGCGCCTTGGTTTTTAACGCTAGAAATAGTTTGATTTAACGATAATACATTTCCGCTACGTGAGTATACATAGACATTACCATTTTGTGCATAGGTATTTGTTGCTGTTGGCGCACCAACAAACACAACATTACCGTTGGTGTTTGTCTTAACAACATTACCAAAGGAACCTGTATTAACAATTTTTGTGGCCCAGACATATCGTGCGTTTGCTGAACTAGGTGTAGTGTTTGCTACGTAAGCATGTACTTGATTGTTACCACCAATGTACAACCATGTTTGGTCTGCACTCATTGATATGCTTGTTACATTGCCTACTAAGTTTGCACTGGTAATAGTTTGTAACGCTGTAATAGTGTTACCGTCTTGTCTATAAATGTAAACATTAGAGCTACTTGCTATTGATAATAAATTACCTTGACTATCAATTGATTGTCCAAAGTTTAAATCGGCCACTGTAATTGTCGCAGGTGCAGCTGTAGTTACTGGTTTAGCAAATACTTGATGGCTGCCCGGACTACCAGTGAATACATAGCTGTTATCAGAACTAATTCTAATAGACGATCCAAATTGTCCGGCGACGGTAGTGTTACCTGTTGATTTAACAGCCGCATTACTCAACCACGGATGGCGATAGGTATAAACTAGCCAGCTGCCATTTGCATCTTGATCAATCCAAATTTTGTCATTATCGATCCAACCGTTACGCGGTGGAGTATAAGTGAGTAAATTGCCAATTGTGCCAACTCTTGCAGAATCTAATGAATAAACTGTGCCAGGTCCAGTAACTGTATTCATTCTAATTAGATATTGTAAAGGACTAGGTTCTGTTAGGCTTGGAGAAACAGTACTAATTGACAATACCACACTCAATGGATTTGGAGCAGATACTACTACATAGATTCCATCGTAACGAGGATTAAAATATTTTAAAACTAGACTGTCGCCAGCTTTAAAATTATGAGGATTATCAAAAGTTAATTTTCCGTAGTCGGATTGCATATAAGTCAACGAAGTTGCTAGTACTTGAGTTTCGTTAACTCGTAGTACGTCCCAAACACCTAGACCATTTTTAGCAGTCCAAATTTTGTCTCCGGCGCCAAGTTTACTAACTGGTGCTGTAAACTTGTCAAGACTGAATACAGTATAATCAACATCTTGTAAATTAACATATCCGGCAGTTGGTATATCAGTTGTATATACTGTATCTACACGATTACTATATAATGCTGTACTTGTACTTGCTAAGTTGCTTGCATTATATACGTTAGCCGATGATAAGTTAGCAATAATATTACCAGTAGTTGCTACGGTATTAAAGGTAAACGCGATCGGATTAGTTGTAAACACACTTTGATCTAAAACAAATTCAGTAAACTGATTGCTGTTAATACCACCGTAGTTACCAACGTTAAATGCCCATTCTTCGTAGACATTAACATTACCGTTGACGTTATTAAAGGCCGCCTTGGTTAATGCTGTAATAGCATTCATTGAGCCTTTTTCTTTGATGTAGCCTTGATAGAATTTAGTTTGTGTAGGAATACTAATTCCCAAATCTGTCAAATATTGACGTTGACGGAATCCAATTAGGCCGGCAGAATATTCTTGGAAAGTTTCATCGCTTGGAGGATTGTCTACATCATATAGGTGTGCGAACTGGCCAGCATTTAAACTAAAGTTTTGTAGTAATCCAGTTTGTATAGATTCCTTTTGTATTTGCGACCACAGAACATTATTAAAACTTTGGCTAGCAGGAATATCCTTTGTAGCTGTGTAATAAAAATTGTTATATAGTACAATATCGCCTGTTCGGTAGTCCGTTCCGGCTACCCACGATTCAATCATCGGATCGCTATAGATATAACCAGCAGCACTTAATGCACCTGTCCAGGCGCCAGTTTTTTCTCCGGATACCTTTAATCTAAACTGGCGTGTACCTTGTTCAGGAACATAGATAATATCGCCAAAGTCACTCTTATTGTCAAATACTAATACATGTTCGTATTGTACTAAATTTAATCTAGCAAAACATATAGTTGATCCATCTAATGTTCTTAGAATAAATCTGTTACTGGCCACAGGAGATTCTGTTCTAAGTAAAGAAAAATTGCTACTCTTAATAGGTACAAAATTTTGATCTAGAATAATACTTTGATTTGGAAGATTAGTAATTTCGTCTACTATTGTTCCTGCTGTTGTTAATTGCAACGCAGTAGTTTTAGGATTTAAAATAATTACTGTACCGGCGGCCCATCCTTGTTGTGCCCAATATACTAATTCTTTAACGCTTAATGTCCAGTTATTGGTTTCACTTAAATCTGTATTGTATGTGTCAAACGTAAATCCAACGGATGTTAAATATCGTTCATAGCTAATTAAAAAATCAGCTACTTGTTGTACAGTAGAAAATTCAGTGCCATACGGTATTGCTTGTATAGTTTTTGAACTGTCTTCGTATATTTGTACAGAAATATTGTTGATAGTTAAAGTATTACTATTGCTGCTAGCAACGCTAGGAATAATATTAAAAAACGGAATGCTAGGATCGTAACCCGATACTGTATATCCATTAATTGTGCGTTCAACAATTACAGCACTATATGTTGCTGTAGCAAGAGGAACTGACTTATTTAAATAAATTTTATAGTTAGTATCGGGAAGGATAACACTACCATTGGTTGAACCTGGACTGGTCTGTTCGGCACTAACCGTTAACATCTTGTAGTCCGTAAATCCAGCCATTTTGTAATTAAGTTGTACAGATAATCTATTAAAATAATCACTAAGTTTTGCCACTGGGTCAATACCTAGATTTTTAATACTATCTCCAACCCAGTTAATATATCCACTGGTACGTACAGTTGTTCCTGAAGATGAATCACCGTTAACATTTAACAAGCTAGGTGTAATGCGTTGGTTAACCGAGTTACTAAATTGGCCTGTTGCTGAATTAATATAAAAATTAGAAGTATCTAACTGTGTGCTGAAATAATCTGCTGGGCGCATTAATGCCAATGCTGTTTGCATTGCATATGGGAAATCACTACTACGACGCCATGCTGTTTCTGCTGGGCCTTGTTGTCCAAAAGAAAAATCAAGACCGGCCTGTGCCGAATTATATGCACCGTTTAGCGGAATTTCGATTGGGTTTATTAAGTTACCAGCAGCATCAACAGGTATAAAGCCAGTTAATCCTGGACGTGCAAATCGTACGTCGTTGTAAGCTGAAGAGTTGCTACCATTCCATATGTAACCTGCTTCTAGGTCGGCCCAAAGTACAGTATTACCGTTGGTGTACGGAGCAGGACCATAACGTGTAGCCCACCAACTTGGTTGGCTGCTAAATCCTAGCATTTCCCAAGGTGTTAAGTTTGGAGTATCGGTATCAAACCAATAGTTGTAAATAGCTCTCCATGAGCCTTGTAAAAATGATTTATCAACTACATCAGGGAAACGACTATAGTTCCACGTCCACGCATTATTAGCATCAAATGTGTTGTTTGATATGTAATTAATTTTATTTGCGCCAACCCAGGACAAAAAGTCTCGACTAATAATTTGATTATACTCGGCTAATGAGTAATCAGTATTTCTAAATCTACCAGGAATAGTGTCGTGTATATTAAGATTATTCTTACTGTAATCAACTTTAATATTGTTGTAAATGCGAAGTTCTAATTCTAACAAATAGTCATCTCGGAAATCGCCAAATGCTGGAGTGATGCTGCCATCGTGACCAACTATTACATTAACCGGTGTTTGGTAAGTGTTGTCAAGATATAGCAAAGGATTAGACTTTGGATACAGTCCTAGTTTAGTGGGAGTTTCTGGAATATAATTTCCGTCAGTATTAGCATAGTCTTTGATAACAATTTTATCCCCAACTGTAAAAGATCTGGAGAATGTAATTACTGGGCTGATTAAACTAAAAACGTAATCTTTGCCAACTGTCTGTTGAACCCCGTTTACATAAACTAGTACAGCGCGATTACTTAATACGGTGTTGTCAAATATTGAGCCAATTTCATAATTCATTTGCCCAGCATTTAATACAGTATATGCTGTTTCTGTATATTCTCCGCCTTGCGGAACCATATCGCTGTAATACCAAGGGAACGAACTGTTTTTAACAGCATTAATTGTTTGTAAAATTGCGTCAACACCGGCCGCTGGATTTTTATAATCCAAGCCAGACATAGTTGAACATAAAGATAAGAATTTATTTTTAAATTTTTGATATTCTTTTCTAGCTAAGTTAATACCATTGATAAAATTAACTTCTGGATCACTTAAAAATGTCATCGCATATATCAACGGACTTGTATGCTGTAGTAGTGTTCCACCTTGTCGTTTTAAATAGTTGTCCTGTGTAGGAATACTGGTTGTTGAACTTACGCTGGTATTTTCAATTAATTTATTGTAATGACTACGCAATTGACCTAGTGTAATAGTATTGAAATTTGTATTCAATGGGTTAAAATCTAAATTACTAGGAATTTCATAATAGGCAGTTGAACTTGATGTATTGCTGAAAATTAATACATCAATTTTATCGCCAACGGCTGGCATAGTATTAAAAGCAACAACATAATATACACCAATTGGTGTTATTGTATAATCCGTTACAGGATTTAATAATGTATTGTTTAAATATACTTTTGTGTGTGGTACCGTACTTTGAGATACGGGCAATATATCAATTTGTACAAATGCTCGTTGTGTTCCAGCTGTATCTACTGTAACAACGTAACCATCAAAGAATTTTGTAAACACCTGACACTGACTAGTTTTTTCTAGATTTTCTGTCCAGTTGTTTAACATGGTAGTTCCATTAACCATGTAACCAGAGCCAACTTTAACTGTACCAGCTGTAGTTGTAAATGTATCAGTGTCGTAATAATTGGTAAAAGAAATATCACCAATGTTATTAAAGTTTATGTAGGATAAAGGAAAACCTAAAATTGCATCATTGGTTCCTGTGCCCGATGTATATCCAAACAGACGAGATCCGGCAAATGTCGATCCAGGATATACTACCGTATCACTAAAGCTGTATCCATTGACATCTACTACGTCAAATAGCGGAGTTTGGTTAATTGCTGTCTTGGCCTGACATTGATACCAATTAGTACCATCAAATCTAAATGTTTTCTTTGCGTTGGTTGCACCGCCCATTACTAATAAATTTTGTCCAACTATAATAGGATCGTCGGCTGTTGGAACTAATGTAATATAATTATTTCCAGCAATAGACTGATTTTGTACTTGATACACTTGAGATTTTACAACGTTGTCGTAGTCGTTGGCAAATACTACGCGATCGTTTTCTTGAAGAGTTGCACCGTCAACTTGTGCTGTAATTTTGCCTTCAACGTCATTCATGGCATCGGTGGTAGTTGTGCCAGTTCCATCGCTAGGTGTTCCATCGCGTGTGGCTATAAACTTAACACCAACTGTATTTGATGCTGCACCAAATGATGTAAAGTCAGTAGTGCCAACACTTAAAATTGTATAGTTTCCATATTTTGTTAATGTCTGGGCACTATTAGAAAATGTTATATAGTTAATAGCAGGTTTAGCTTGCTGACCATAATTGAATAATTTTAAACCAGCTTCAAATTCAATAATTGGTCTACGTGCTAGTAAATTTGGTCCATAGTCTGCAGACGTATTATTTTTCACGGCTGTGTAAAGTATTACATCTTTGTGGAACCAACGATTATATCGTGTCCACGCATTTTGGTCTGGGCTGGCTCGATTAATTGTAATATAATCAGGAGTTGTTGCGATTGCTGAGCCGTAGGCCTCGGGTATTATTAATGCATTGACATCTATCAATGAGATTGATGTGCCAACTCCTTCAACGTAATATTGATTATTTGCGTATGAACTTGGTGTTACAAAACTGTCAAACTGTACTTTAAGTCCGTTTGTAAATACTACACCATTCGGGCTAGTATAACTTGCTTGACCAATAATATCTGCATTGACATCAATCTTAGAAGTTGCATTATCTACTAATTTAATTTTTCCAACAAAGCCGGGATCACTACTGTCTTGATAATACAAATAGTCGGAGATAGATGTAATAGCCGGAACTGGCTGATATGATAAATTTTTATCTAACCAAAATTGCTGGCTTGCATGTGTAACACCAGATCCCACAAATACACGTTGCAACGATGCGATTGGTGTAGATGGGACTAATTGTATAATATAGTCGCCTGTGCCTGTTGCTACTAAGTTAAGTTTCCAGATACTAGTACGAGTCGCTAAGTCTATTACCTGACCTGGTATTACTTTAGCCGACAATACAGCTGGTAAACTAGCATAAGCTGGAGGAACCGACGGTGTTGTCCAATTGGCTGCACTTGAATCATTATTAATAAAAATAATAGATTTAGTACCAAGTTGGTTTACAATGCCATCTAATCCTGTAGGGAAATTTGTAAGGAATGCACTTAATAATTGATTTTGTATGTCAGTATATTGAAAACTAACTGCCGCATCCACTGTGGCTTTAACTGGCATATCAACATAAAAATTTTGTGATGTTGATTGCGGAACTTGGAACGTAATACTTCCACTGTCTGTGCCATTGTTTGTCACTCCAAAAACTTGGCGAGTACTTAGTGTAGGTACGTTAGGATCAACCCCAGACACACCAGGTTTACTTTGAAACCAAAATTCAAATCCTGGTTGGTCAATATTAAATGTATACGTGCCTCCACGTGCTAGTGTAAGTTGTGTATTGGGGTGCGAACCGTTATTACTAAAAACATATCCGCCAAGATTAGTATCTCTTGTTACTGTATATGTAGTACGATACGGAACTTGATTTGCAGCAATACCAATTGGTGCAGGACCATTAGGCAACCAATAGTAGTTGTAATAGTTTACAAATTTATCATAGTTAAAGTGTCCGTCGTAGCTATAACTAGTAGAAGAAAATAGTCGTTGATGGTCAGTAACTATGCCGTTAGCTGACGAAATACTGTTTAATAAATCAGTGTAGCCAGAATTAAATTCTATATTGTTAGCTGAATCAGTTACTACAACACTAGGCTCAAGCTGATATTGACTACGGCGAGCACTTAGTTCAGGTACATAATTATCACCTAACTTATATGTAGGGGCAAAGGTACGTCCAATATAACCATTGATAGAAACATTAACATCTGGAGAAAATAATTGATCCATGGTAGCACCAAGGAATCGTTGGTTCGTGCTACTCTGGAACGCTTGTGGTAAAAATGTAATTGTTGGTATTAAACTCATTTAATAATTTTCTCTAGTAAGTTTGTAGTAAAGGGTTGCCCAAGTTTAATGTTGCTGCTGTAACAGCCGATACAATATCAATATCATTAACAGTTGCGGCGCTGGTAATAATTTCCCATGGCTCTGCATTAATTTGGAAATAGTTACCAAACACCAATGTATTGTCTGCTGGTACAATTAGTACGCTAGATATATTTGGTGCTAGGGTTGCGTGTAAGTACGCAGCCAACTCACTGAAATAAAATGCGTCGCCAAAGTCCCAGTTGTTTGGATCAAAGTAATTATTAATTGCAGCAATTACCTGTGTTTTAATTTCGTTGTCAGTTAAACCAACAGATGAATTTTTAATAATTTGGAAACGTGCCTGTACACTTGGGTCTGCTTTTGCTCCAAACAGTGGTTTGAATTTTGCAGGATTATAAACAATAGTATCGCTCACGGCTTTGTAATTGTCTAGACTACCGTAATCAGTTTCAAGGCTACTAGTAGTAGGAGGAATAGGCATAGATAGTTTGCCAGTTAAATCTCGTAACCAATTGATGTAGTCTGTTGCATAGGCGCTGGTTAATATATACATATCAATGATATTAATTGGCGTTGGGTCAATACGACTACGTGCTGGACTATTATGTTTGTATTGGAAATACAAACTGTTTCTTGAACTCGATACTGAGCCGGCAGCCTGTGTAAACAAATCAGGATTGTCTGGGATGCCGTCCATTTGTGTTGTTGGACTCTTAACTAATACCTGTGTAGGATCTACATAACCATCGGACTCGGTGAAGGTATTATAAATTTGCCATACTAAATCATTGGCTAATGGACTACCAGAATTAGGTTGACTATTAATTTGTAAAATTTTAATAATATCAGATACATTCAAACCCGTGGCTGAATTATAAACACGAACTTCTGGATCAAAATAGAATCGTGTGCCGCCAGCAGAGCCAAATGTATATTCTAAGACTCGGTAATTAATTGTGTACAGTCCTTGATTATAAGTAAATTTCAATAACCAGTTAGTGCTAGTACCAATGTCAGATGGTAATATATTTGCCCATGTTTGATTTACTTGATCGTAGTAAAGACCAAAATTAACGGTGGCTTCAATTTGACTAATAATAGTAGCAATAAGACTGTTGCTCAGATCATTCTTATACGGAGGAATAATAGCAACATTACCACCTAAGTTACTGTCGCTTAATATTGCTCCAGTTGGAACTACTGTACCAAAAGTAATTAAACTTGGTGTGCTAAAATCGCCGTTGGATACTACGTTAACTACCGAAGCATAAAAACTTGTTGTGTCTGTGCTCAAACTTGGTGAGCCGGATTTTAAAAGATGTTGTGCATCAAAATGATATCCGGCTGGCGCTGTAAACTGTAGACTTGCACCCGGTGCAACATATTGTAAATTTCCACTGACTCCTAGCCCAACTTGCTGAGTGTTACCGGCATATTGTAAGTATCCTGAACTTGTTGATGTCGAATTACCAGTTTGTGAAAACGTCACGTTGGCATGCGGGCTATTATAACGCTGGAATGTAGCATAGTAATAATTTTGCATTTCTGTGCTGCTAATAGCCGGAACTACTTGATTATAAATTGCCGAATAGATATCGTCAGTAGTTAAAAAACTAAACGAAGTTGAATTAATAGAACTGTTGGCTGTTAAAATACCATCATCACCAAAAATGTTTGTAGTCGAATAACTACCAGTAGGATCAATTGCATCGAGATATAAACTTACACCCGAACTAGTACGGTTAACCGCTTTGATTTTTTGAATACTTGTAAACTGAGTCGCAGGGAAAATATTATAATCTTCGCCAGTGATCATACGATTTTGTGTATAGTACTGTTGTGGTGCCGCTGACTTGATACTAGATAAACTTGGAGCAGCATTAGCATTAGTTACTGTGTAGGTTAAGCTGGCTGTAACTGTTAATGTTTCAACTGTGTTCTTTTTGCTAATATAGCTAAATGCGATACTTACGCTAGATAGGTCATCTGGAGTAATACTATAAGTGGTGCCGTTACCTGTGCGATAGTAAAACACAAACTTACCTGTAGGAATGTTTGCAAACGATCCATCGCCAAATACCAAATTGATTTGGTCATTGTTTAGAGTATTAACCTGATATAAATTCTTTTCTGTTAAGTTGTTAAACACCACATTGATGCCAGGTAGTGCAGGAACTTGTGTCCATAGTGTCTGTGGATTGTTATTAACATCTAGACTGTATAACCATTGATCTGTGTTGGTAATATTATTTGTAGCAACCGTAACAAAGTTATTTGGAATACTGTTTGTAATGTTAAATGAAGTTGAAGTTAAACTACCTTGTTTAAAGAAAGTAAAAAATCCAGTATTATTACTGCCATTACCATTATTGTCGTTGCGATATAAAATATTAAATATACCAGCTTTTGTTGGATCTGATTCGTATATGTAATTTTTACCCACGCTGGTTGCACTAACCGCTTCAAACGGAATACTAGTACCTTGTATTTTAGCTGTAAACGGTGCTGTAGGTAATGTGTTTGGATTTAGATTAATACTGTATTCGTCAGTTTGGATACCATTAATTGCTTGGCTATTACCAGGCTTGCCCACTTGTTCGCTGGTAATTAAACTAGCATTGATAATTGAGGTAAATTGTTCTAACCAATTATCGTTAGTTAAGTCGTTCCAGTGTACTGTTAGTCCAGCTAAGTTTGTACCATTGCTGTCGGTTAGACTTTCTGTAGTATTAACGCTGTTAATTTTTAATAGGCCAGATGCCGCATTTGTGCGACTTGGATTGTAACTTAGCATACGTGCTAATTTAAGGATACTGTCACGACGTTGTGCGGTATCAATGAAGTTTTCACGTGCGTTTAAATCAGTGCGGAAAGCTAAACTTTGGCCCAAGAAAGCTATCATGTCGATTAACGCAATATATTCACTGCTTTCCAAGAAGTCATTAAAAGTCTCTGGATAGTAGACTTTAATGTAATTGATCATGCTGTTACGCAATGTTTCAAAGTCGTAACTAGTGAAGTCTGCGTTAGTGAAAGTTTGATAAATCTTAGTCCAGTCTTGCTGAACTAGTAGATTCGTTTGACGTGTTGTTTGGGCCATATTATTTTACCTATATCAAGTATTTATCGGTAGAAATAATATGGTCAGTTAATTAGTGGTTAAAGTTTGGGTTGAGCGATCAAAATTTAGCGATAGTACGCTAGTTTGATTAGTTGGAATATAACTAAGTGTTAGTTGTATTAAAAATCCGTGATCTTGTTGTGTAATTGCTACTTGTCCTACAGCTAATCGTGGATCATAGCTGATAATCTTGTTAATGTCGTTTTGTATTAACAGTTGAGTATTTTCGTCTAATGGTTCAAACAACATATCCCAAATAACAGTACCAAACGTAGGTTGCATTAACTTCTGACCCTTGCGTATATTAAAATAATTCAATAGGTCTTGCTTGGCTAATTCAAAATCAGTCAATGTGTATTTTTTGGCGTTAACGGCGGTACTAAAACCTCTATATGTAGTCATATTGTATTTATTGGCTTAAAATTGTAATAGCATACTGGCCAGCATTAAACGGCTCGGCGCCAACACCAACATTACCAAAGCGCCAGGCATAAGCACCAGTTCCTGCTGTGTTTACGTAGGTTGGCGGAGTACCTACTCCAAGAACCCAGGCCACGTATATCATACCAGCTACTGTTGCAGCATCATCGTCGGGTAAAATTGCATTAATTTTTTTCAAATTGGTATAATTGTCAAATATCAATTGATATGCTAAATGCTCCTGACTAGTTCTACTAGATAAAAATTCATTTACTGTTGAAACATTATAAAGATAATTTGCATAGGAATTGGCAGAATTTCGTATAGTAACTGGGCGCCAGCAAAGTCGATAATTTACACAATTGGTACCGTATGCTTGATTACTGCCTGCGGCTAATAGCCCATACGATTCTAATTGTTGTGTAGTAACTTGATATCTGCCAAGTTGGTTGTTAACACCAATTTTACTATAATTCCATTGGCTTTGATCGTAGGCTATTTGTGCTTGTAAATTACGAATTTCTACGCTGGTTAACATATCAATGTTAGCCCAGTACGGCGGAGATACCGGCGCATCAGCTCGACCTAACCAGCTTTTTGGTAAAGGTGTTAGTACGGTTGTAAATGCGGCGTTAGTTATTCCAATGTCCATATATTAATTTTTTGGTGCTGGTCTAGTCCAGGGTTCATGTGTAGGCACTACTTTACAAATTGAATGTAATGTACTTCCAGCTTGCCATCCTGTGCCTGTGAATACTGTATCTGGGGATATGTGAGGGATCGCTGGTATTGGTGGAATAAACAACGGAGGCTTTGTTAAACAATTCAATGCCAGCGGTGTTCCAAATAAATTTAATGGGCCAGCGGCTGTTACATCTACAGCGCCAATGGCGTTAATTTTTACAAAGCCGCCTGCGCTTACGCTAGTTTCTCCACCGGATGCTATGCTAATCGCACCAAGCGAACTCATCCCTATTGTTGCTAGGCTAGTTACTTTAACACCAATTTCTCCATTGATATTAACGGATTCGGCATTCATATTAATAGTGCTGTCACTGTGAAAGTTCATTGGTCCCATGCTACGCATATTAATACCAGCAGCGGCATAAACATTAAAGCTACCGTCGGCACTGAATTCCATCCACTGGCTACCACTGGCGCTGGCAATGTATAATACATTTTCTGTATCATTCATTAGTACTTGGTGCCCACCACTGGTACGCAATCTTATTAGTTGATCTTTACCGTCGGTGTCACCGTCGTCCATAACAAACTGATGTCCACCTTTGCGGTAAAATACCAATAGTGGGTCTTTGGCATATTGATCAGATGGTGTAGCTTTACGACCCGGCGTACTAATACCGTAAACATTACTTGGTGCTTCTCTCAAGCTGCTAGAGCTGATTGCACCACGTATAGGATCTTGATCAAGTCCTTGTTTTACCAACACCATTGTTTGGTATTCGTGCGGGTAACGCATTGTAGTAGTTAATCCATCACTGTTAAAAGCATTAGGATCGCCAATGTCGTATTCAACTACGGGCAACACACTGGTATTGTTTATATAAGAATTTAATGCATCTCCGGGACTAGAGGTATACTGAGATCCGCCGATGCTACGTGCCATACCTGGTACCATATGATGACTAGGGCTTTCGTATGTGCAAGCAAACCAATAACCACGATTCTTTTTACCATTGGCAAATATAACTAAAACATTATTACCAATATCAGGAGGCACCATCCACATGCCGTAGCTTTGTCCTGTTGTAGCCGGGGTGTTAGGCCCAGCTGTATCGCCACCAGTTGTTTTTCCAAAAAACGGACTAGCATAGCGTACACGTATAGCACCGCTGTCAGCTGTAGGGGCAGACCCTTGATCTGTTACGTCAGTATAGCCGCTCCAATCGGGAATGGTAACCCACAATTCTCCCATACGACTATTTTCAACATGCCCTACTACTTGTGCTAGATACGGACCTGGATCTAAACGTTCACCACCTTGGTTAACGTCTTCGGTCATTATTTTGTCGCCGCCTTTGCGTCGTCTATTTGTCATTTCACCCATGTTTACAACCTTTGATATGTAGTACTACTATTTGAATTAACACCAGAATTAGAACCATTCTGAATACTTTGTTGTACCGGCGTCACTGTACCGTTACTGGTACGCAATGTACCACTGGCAAATTGGTCAATTAAGTCGTGATTAATATATCTTGCCATGCTCAATACCTGCTCAAATACTCCATTGCTAAAGTGATTTTCAATGGTTATAATTCTATACTGACCACTGAATAAGCTAGGATACATACCTGGCGGAGGATATACTAAACCTTGATTGGAAATATCTAAATCTAAATCAATTGGCGTATTTAAAGTAATACCTACTACCACTTCTCCCCTGTCTGTAGGTATGTGGCCGTACTGTTGTGCATAATCATACGCACTCTGTGTGCCAGTGGCAAAGCCTGCGTATAGCCAATCGTCTTGTTTTAATAGTGTAGGATCGCCGACAATTTTTAAATCTAAATTGATCATGTCGCCATTTAATCCGCTGAATACCGAATCCACTACGTCGGCCGCAACACGAGCTGGAGGGTTTCCTTCAATGCCGGTATTAATAATATTAGGCTTGGTGGTAAAATTTCTAAATCTAGCCGGTGTTATATTTCTGGCTTGTCCAATTTGACTTATTACCGTTCCTAACGTACTTGGTGTTAGCATTGGAATATATAATGTTTCTTCGCTAGCATTAGCTGATGTATTTTTTGTCGCCTGTGTTGCTGCAAATATAGTATTATACTGTTGTAAGGCCGTATAATAAGTCATGTCAAATTTTAACTTAAAATCTAATACATCTATATTTTGACCAGTATAGATATAATTGTAATTTTTAATTGTGTAATTTCTACTGTCTGAAAACACAGGACCAGCTGGGTGTTCGCCCTTCCATGTTGTGTAGGGATCAATGTGATAAACGGCCTGCACTGGATATTGTCCTCTAACAGAATCAACGACATTATTGTTTATAGTGCCTTTAATATCCATGCCGGCGTAGATAATCTGCGATGTTGTTTTGAATACCTTTAAGGGATTAGTTTGATCCCCAGTAGAGCTAGGCGATGCTGTTCCAATTCCCTGTGATGATGTCATAAAAGATGACTGAATCATAATTCTAGTAATAACATCAAGTATAGGAGTATTGTGTGGTATAGTAAAAGTCTTTTTGTCAAACTTTATACCTTGTACCCCAGGATTTGTTTGCTGTAGTGTAGCCTGATTAGGATCTACAATAGTAGCTGACGCAATTGATACTCCGTTGGTTGTAGTAGTATCACAGACAAATTTATAAGAATCTGCGTATTGTGCTGACCCATTGGTTATGTTGTTTTGAAAATAGTTATTTAATTTTTTAGCAAATTCATCAAAGAACTCTTGTACTGTGCCAGCGGTAATGGTAATATCTGTATAGGTATTGGCCATTTCTGGATAGTGTGTCCAACCACCAGATGATGTAAACTCAATATTATACTGTGCTCCTTTTTTGTCTATGTCTATGTCACATGACACTAGCTTGATAGGAAAACGTTTTCTGTATAATGCTGTTTTACTTGGTGGTATTTGTTGTCCCGCATCGTCGTAGCCAACAAAGTCTAATTGCAACATATATGGCTGTTGTGTATAGTTTATATACTTGGTGCCATCAAAGCCTGCATCAACTAGGGTATCAATAAAAGTAACGCCGTATGGCTCAACGATCACTAACTTGCCATCTATCATATTACTACTACGACTAGTTTTATTAGGGCCAATTGTAGTTGTAAAACTTACTTCTTGTATGTTGTAATTTAATCCATAGTTACTAGAGTTCAGCGCAGGGCTTGGTACACGACGGTCAGGATATTTGCCTGAATCTTCAGCTACTACGTAACTCTTTGGCCCAGGTTCAACGGCCATTGCAGCTGCCGGATCTGTTGCCGACATAATTTTATTAAAGTCCGCAACATCCAACCACCACATACTCCAGTTATATGTCCAGCTTGCAAACTGATGCATGGGATTTGGTAATAGACTAGTAATAGGAGGACGATCGTCTGTAATTGTAACAGTAGGTAATGTGTCGCTTGATGCTCCCCCGGGTCCAGTTTCCCCAGTGTTACCGACACCATTGATCTCAATTGCCATTGGCGTGCCATTGGACGTTCCTACTGAATTAACTTCGGCAGTGGCCTGAGCATCGGTCATTGTATCGGGGTGCCCGGGCTCAATTAATGCATTATAGTAATTAATCTGGGCTTGAGTCCAATTAGATTGAATTGGCATCTTAGATTCCTAGTGCGGAACGCACAGTAGCATATGATGGTACATAAATTACAGTACCTGTAGTAAAACTCATTAATGGGTCTAAAATAACATTAGGATTACGTACAGCAAATATCCACCAAAGACCGGTGTCTTGATATATGTCGTGTGCTAATAGATCTGGTCGCATGTTATACGCTGGGTCAATTTGATATACCGCATCGTCATTGGCCGCTGGTATTGTTGTACCGTTCCATACATCAAGAAACGGTCCCCAAGTTGGAGTATTATAATAAGGACTACTCTTAGAATATTTCGCTGACATTATAGGAATCCGCCTGTTTTAAAGCCCTTAGCATAGCGACCATTTTGTGTTGCACCAAATGCACTGGCGCTGCCGTTTACGTTATTAATTAATGCTCCACGAGCAAAATCATTAAGGCTAAAGTTCTGACTTTGACTTAATCGGCTATAGGTTGGTTGTAGCGTAACCGTTATCTGGCTAGTTGTTGGCAATCTTGTACTGTTTAATCGATAGTTTGTAAATTGCGGATTATAACCTGTGTTAGTTGCTGCTGGTTCGGGAATATCCATATAGTCCACGTTGTCTGGCATAGTATGACTAAAACTTGTACAAACACAGGGTATATTAGGCAAGTAATATTCGCCATAGCCATTTAAGTAAACAATTGGAGGAGGATTTCCTGCGTTAGGATCTGTGCCAAAGAACATTTTGGTAATGCTACGGAAAAAATAAATTGTTGCCAATAGGTACTGGCCTTCGTTTACGTTTTGAACTGAAAAGTCGCCGGTAATTGTAATAGGCTGTACTTCTGAATTGTTATAAAAATACTGTGCATAGTTACTGTGCGTTAAACGCTGTGCTTCGTAGTTGGCTGTATGGGTGACTGTTACTGTGGGAGTATACGGGAAAACAACACCAACTCTAGTAGCGCCGGCGCTGTTAAATAGACTGCTAATTTGTCCGGCTATCTGATTTACGCCACCGCCGGATTCTTTAATCAATGGACTTAATAATGTATTATTTGAGTCATTGTAAAAATAATTGGCATTTGGTGCTAGACTAATGCGAACACGCCAGTCGGTATTAGCATTAGGATATATAAATTGCGGGCTAGGGCCTGCTGTTTTGCTACTATACTGAAACATGTCAGCTACGTTTTGACGTGTGCTAGCATTACTAAGCCCAACAGATCCTAGTGCGCTGCTGCCAATAGCCGCAGACACTTGAGACCCAAACGATGATCCGGATCCTGTAATCCCGGGCAATGCTGAATTTGGTAATACTGGCATATAAGTCCTATGTTAGTATAGTATTTATCGGGCGCATAAACGGCTCAGATAATGTTTGGTAATTTCAAAATTAGGTTGACCGTGCTAGATTAAATATGTTAGTATGTGCTAACTTTAAAGGAAATAAAGGTGCGCCACAATTATCTTAATAACAAAGACATTCTCAAAGAAATTCATAAAAGTAAAACAACATATTGTTTATACCTAAATCCAGCAGATTCCGAATACGATATAATTTTACCAGATGTAAGTAAAATTAATAAAAAGAACATAGCAGAGGGCCGTAAAAATCGTGCCGAACGACTAACTAAGCTAGCACACGAAGCTGCTGTTGCGGCCGATGGTATTAAACGTAAGGTTGACGAATTTGAAGTTAAAGTCAAGGATGTGCCCGCAACTGACGTAGTTTTCCGTATTATGACTTGGGATCATATTCCCGTAGACGACGTTAAATCAAGGAAAGCTGCGGTTAAGGCAATGGAAGAAGAAGACGGTCCAGTTCGTAGCGAATACGACGATGACGAGTTAGACATTGCCGGTAATACCAAATATGTTAAATGTAACTTCCCTCCGTTCCAACACTATAAAGTTGATGAAAACAACACACCTATATGTGTAGGTAAAAGCCACTGGGTTGGTACATTAGAAAACGGCAAGTTTAGTCGCGAGCACGGTAAGATGACTCCTAAGCTAGCCCATATGTTTATTAAGCTGTGTGAGCGTTATGCTACTCGCAGTAACTGGAGAGGATATACATACAATGACGAAATGCGTTCACAAGCCTTGCTACAACTCAGCCAAATTGGACTCCAATTCGACGAATCAAAATCGCAGAACCCTTTTGCGTATTATACTGCCGCTATCACTAATAGCTTTACTCGTGTCCTAAATATTGAAAAGCGTAATCAAAATTTACGTGATGATATTTTAGAAATGAATAACCTTACTCCAAGTTATACACGGCAGGGACAAAAAATTAGTACAAGTTCTGGCACTTACGACGATTGAGCAAACAACCGTTTGCTTTTCGTTTGATAATTCTCTATACTAAGATACTATGACAAACCTTTTTAAGAAGGCGGCTATCTTTACTGACATCCATTTTGGACTCAAGAGTAATAGTACGCTACACAACGAAGACTGTTTAAATTTTGTACGTTGGGCGACAGCCAAGGCCAAAGAAGAAGGGTGCGAAACTTGTTTGTTTCTAGGAGACTGGCATAATAATCGAGCAAGTCTTAACATCCTTACTTTAGGCTATAGCCTACGTGCATTGGAGCATTTAAATGAAAACTTTGATCAAACATACTTTATTCCAGGCAACCACGATTTGTATTATCGCGATAAGCGTGATGTACAAAGTGTGGAGTGGGCCAAGCACTTATCTAATGTCCACATTTGTAACGATTGGACTACTATCGGCGACGTTACTATTGCTCCGTGGCTTGTTGGCGACGACCATAAGAAACTGAAAAAACTAAAAGGCAAGTATATGTTTGGGCACTTTGAGTTGCCCGGATATTTAATGAATGCCATGGTAGCTATGCCGGATCACGGTGAAATTACCGGCAATGATATGCAGGGATTTGAGCATGTGTTTACCGGACATTTCCATAAACGACAAACACAACGTAATGTAACTTATATTGGTAATGCTTTCCCACACAACTATGCCGACGCCGGCGACGATGATCGTGGACTAACTGTATTAGAATGGGGCAAGGCTCCTGTGTATCATTCCTGGCCCGATCAACCTATGTATCGTGTATTTCAATTGAGTGACGTATTAAAGCATACGGAGAAGATGCTCGTCCCAAATATGCACGTTAGAGTAAATCTAGACATTGATATTAGCTACGAAGAAGCTACGTTTATCAAAGAAACATTTATCGATACGTATAAACTTAGAGAGATTACGCTAATTCCTGCCAAGGTAACAGATTTAACTGATTACGAAATACAAGGTAATATTGAATTTGAAAGCGTAGATCAAATTGTCTATAGCCAATTAACCACAATCGACAGCAATCAATACAATCCAAACTTGCTGTTAGACATTTACCGCAATTTATGAAAATTTATGCAAACGGCTGTTCATATACCTATGGAGACGAATTAAAATCCCCCGGTACATCTGCATGGCCTGTGCTAGTTGCTAATAAATTTGGCGCCAGTTTAATTAATCAAGCTGTAAGCGGTGGAACAAACGAGCGTACTCTGTATCATACTGTAAAAAATATCAATCAAGATTTTGATTTATATCTAATTGCCTGGAGCGAATACAGTAGATTTACCTGTTACAGGGCAGACAATAATGCCGAAGTTAATTTTAATATTCACCTAAAACATACCATGTACGAGCACGACCCCGCATATTCTACGTGGGGTAAAACTTATTATACAACATGGTATAATGAATTGTTTGCATTCAAATTATGGTTACAACAAATTATACAGCTACAGGCCTTGTTTGAAAAAAATCAAAAACAATATCTAATGATCAATACTATGAGTAATCAGCTCGACCGCTGGTTGGTAGGCAAAGATGATTTTATTGCATCCGTTAATCGTATGATCAATGTTGACATTATGAATGATGATCAAATATTTGCAGAGTGGCAAGAAATACAGTATTATGTAGAACAGATCGATACAACAAAATTTTACCAATGGAATCAATTCTTTATTAAAGAGCTATCAACTAAATTTGAATGTGGTCCAAATACTCATATCCTGGAAAAGGGTCACGAGTATCTAGCTGATATAATTTATAAACACTTATGTTCAAAATAAAAACTTTGACCGTTAAAAACTTTATGAGCGTGGGTAATACTACCCAGGCTGTTAACTTTGACCGTAGCGACTTGACTTTAGTCTTAGGCGAAAACTTGGACTTAGGTGGTGATGACACTGGCGCACGTAACGGTACAGGCAAGACTACTATTATCAATGCTCTTAGCTTTGCACTATACGGCAATGCACTTACTAATATTAAGAAGGATAACTTAATCAACAAAACTAATAGTAAAAATATGATGGTTACTATTGATTTTGAAAAGGACGGAGAGACCTATCGCATTGAGCGTGGGCGTAAGCCTGGTATTATGAAGTTCTTTGTTGGTGATAACGAAAAAGAAATCACCGATGATGCACAAGGTGACAGCAGAGAAACACAACAGGAAATTGAACGTATGCTAGGCATGAGCCACGATATGTTCAAACACGTTGTAGCACTTAACACATACACAGAGCCGTTTTTAGCACTCAAGGCAAATGATCAGCGAACTATTATTGAACAGTTATTGGGAATTACCTTACTAAGCGAAAAGGCCGATAGATTAAAAGAATTAAATAAAGCCACTAAGGACGCAATTAGTCAAGAAGAATTCCGTATTAAAGCTGTAGGCGATGCTAACAAGCGTATCGAAGAACAAATTGAAAGCCTTAAGCGTAGGCAAGGCATATGGATTACAAAACATGAAGAAGAGATTAGCAAACTCCAAGATGCGATTGAAGAGCTACAGAAAATCGATATCGCGTCCGAGATTCAGGCACACCAAGCGTTTAAGACCTGGGACCAAACCCGAAAGGATATCAATGAGCTATCGTCGGCGATTAGTCGCACGAAATTGGACTTATCCCGTGAAGAAAAGACGATTGCTAAGATCACAGCAGAACTTGTTTCGTTGGAAAATCATACGTGTCATACCTGCGGTCAAGAATTCCATGACGAAAAGCACCAACAGGTATTGGGATCAAAGCAGAGAGAATTGGATGGAGCAACGGAGTCAGCGAGTGCCCATGTTGCCACTTTGGCTGAACTACAGTCAGCTCACAATGGGCTGGGCAAACTAGGTCCGCGTCCCGAAACGTTTTATGATAAAGAATCTGATGCTATTCATCATCAAGCTAGTGTTGACAATTTAATTAAACAGCTATCAGCCAAGGCAGAAGAATTAGATCCTTACGTAGAACAAATTGCTGAGATGCAAACACAAGGCTTAGAAGAAATTACATACGATGTGTTAAATGAACTATCAAATCTTAAAGACCATCAAGAATTTCTACTTAAACTATTAACAAACAAAGATTCGTTTATTCGTAAGCGTATCATCGATCAGAATTTAAGTTATTTAAATGCCCGCTTGGGACAATACCTGGATCGTATTGGATTACCACACACAGTTAAGTTTAACAACGACTTATCTGTATCCATTACTGAGCTAGGTAGAGATTTAGACTTTGACAACCTATCACGGGGAGAACGTAACCGCTTAATCTTATCCTTAAGCTGGGCGTTCCGAGATGTTTGGGAAAGTTTATATCAGCCCATTAACTTGTTATTCATTGACGAGTTAGTAGACAGCGGTATGGATAGCTCGGGTGTTGAGAACTCCCTTGCTATCCTGAAAAAGATGAGTCGTGAAGCTAACAAATCAATTTGGTTAGTGTCACACAAGGATGAACTAGCGGGTCGTGTAAACAATACACTACACGTAGTTAAGGAAAATGGGTTTACTACCTACAACACGGACATAGATATTGTTTAATAGAGATATTAAAATATTGCACCTCGAGCCAACTGATGTATGTCAGGCGGCTTGTCCTCTGTGTGCCCGCGAAACAGATCCTGCGTTTGATAAGAAGATGCACAACCATTTAACAATTGAACAGATTAAAGAAAAGTTTAGCGAAGATTTTATTCGCGGACTAGATAAAATGTTTATGTGCGGTAACTACGGCGATCCAGCTGCCGGCAAATATACTTTAGAAATTTTTGAATACTTTAGAAAAATTAATCCCAATATTACATTAGGTATGAACACCAATGGCGGATTGCAAAACATGACGTGGTGGGTTAAGTTAGCACGACTATTGCGTAAACCCAACGACTTTGTTGTGTTTAGTATCGACGGTTTAGAAGATACTAACCACATATATCGACGTAATGTAAATTGGGAAGTGCTAGAAGCTAATGTAGCTTCATTTATTGCTGCAGGCGGTCCTGCACATTGGGACATGCTGGTATATCGACACAACCAACATCAAGTTGATGATTGTGAAGCACTAGCACGTAAGATGAAATTTAAATGGTTTCGAGCTAAAGTTAGCAAACGTAATTACATTAACGGTCTCGAAGAACCCATCGGATGGTTGCGCCCTACTTATACTCCAGGTCGAATTGATTGTCGTGCCTTAAGCGAAGCTAGCATTTATATGGATGCACAAGGTCGCATTAGTCCTTGTTGCTGGTTAGGTGCTAGACAAAGCGATTTTATAACCGACATCAACGAAGTGGCTGTTAACTGGGACAACGTAGACCTAGTAGAGCCCACCTGTGTTGTAACCTGCACAACAAAAGATAATATAACAGTATTTGATAGCCAATGGCAACGCGAGGTTGAACTATGTTAGCTACCTGGCATTTTCATATCGAAATAAGTTCTAAGTGTACACTACGCTGTACTCGCTGTGCGCGACAAGAAGTTCCGGATTCGTTAGTTAACACCGAATTAGATTTAGAATTTTTTCAACGTAACTTTACACCAGAGTTTGTTCTAGCCAATGTAGAAAAGATTACATTCTGCGGCGACGACGGAGATCCAATTTACGCACATGATTTAATTTCAGTTGTACGTTATATCAAAACAATCAAACCCGTTGAGATTGTTATTATTACCAATGGTAGCCACAAGAAAGCTGAATGGTGGGCTGAATTGGGATCTGTACTAGATGCCGGAGATACTGTACACTTTAGCGTAGACGGATACGACAACGCCAGTAACAATTTATACAGAGTAAACAGCGATTTCGTGTCAATTATACAAGGTATTGAGACGCTAAGAGCCACGAGTAAATGTCGATTAGTATGGGCTGCTATTGCGTTTAAATTTAACGAAGAGCATATAGATTACATGCAATCGCTGGCCGATAAACTAGGCATGGATGCTTTTCAATTAACTTTAAGCACTAAGTTTGGGAAAATATATCCCAATTATGGCTTGAACGATCCACTACAACCTAGCGATCGGTATGTAAGCAGCTCGCATAGATTTGAAAGACGTGTTACAGTACTAAGCCAGCGCGGACTTAATAGCGAAGTTAAAAAGATTAATTTAGATTTGTTTAAGCAAACACGCCCACAGGGTGATGTTATTCCTAATGTAATTCCCTTGTGTGAAATAGGCAATAAAGGATTGTATATCGACGCACAAGGAAGATTATTTCCTTGCTGTTGGGTAGCTAATCGCTACACTCACAACACAGAATGGCAGGAAATAGCTGAAAACTTCAATCTAAACACCAGAACACTAACAGATGCTGTTGCAGATAATTTCTGGATAAGGGATTTTAAACAGTTTGGCTGGCAAGAATGTCGCACAAAATGCACAAGGAACGTGGTAAATCAAGAATATGCTACAGTTTGGTAATAAAGAGATAACTATGTATGAATGACATGGCTTTACGAAAACACTCTAGTAGAAACTTTACCCGAAACTTGTGTTGGATTTGTTTATTTGATTACAAATAAAATATCCGGCAGGAAGTATATTGGTAAAAAATTAGCAAAATTTAGTAAAACCACTTATCGTATGGTCAAATTGAAAAACGGTAAGAAGAAACGTAAAAAAATTAAAGGCAAAATTGATTCAGATTGGATGACCTACTATGGCTCTAGTCCAGAATTAACTAAAGATGTAGTAGCACTAGGAGTGGATAATTTTACAAGAGAGATATTGTATTATTGTTCTAGTAAATCTGAATGTAGCTACATCGAAGCAAGAGAACAATTTAGACACAAAGTCTTAGAATCTGACGATTATTATAACGGACACATCCAAGTCCGTGTCCATGGCTCCCACATTAAGAACAAATTGACACCAAGTCACAGTTAATAGACTAGCACAGGTCAACATCGTGTGCCTATGACAACTGGATCGCGGATCACAGGGACGGAAGACTCTTCGCTGTAAAGAGCACTCAATCAGTATCCTTAACAGGACCATGATCGGATATGCCTATAACCGGTTTGATTGTTTGAAAAGATTTAGGAAAAGGCTAAAAGACGTAGAAGCGATTCTACACGTTTGTTATATGTGTTAGCGTATGTATAACAAGCCGCCGTTGTATAAAGACAGAACGAGCAGGTACCGGACAACCGCCTGTGCATACGAAAGTATATAGTTTTAACGCTAAGTGATTGTGCTACTCGGATGATGCTACAATTCTTACTTTGCCCGTTGTCTGGGCAAAGTGTGACTGATTAATCTGGATGATACTGAAAAACATCAATAATAAAAAAATGTTGTGAGCAAAGCGAAACAACAGATCTCGTTAGAGATCTTAAAAGAATGGAAGTCCTGAATCCTTGGTTGTATCTAAATTCTCTTTGATGATCTTGCTGACTATTTCGCGTTCTTGTTGTCCTAACATCAAAGCATCTTCATAGCTAAGTCCACCCCTCATGAACCAGGCAAATTTTAGAGCTTCGTGTTTAATGGCTTTTGTTTCGTTATCGAGTTTTGTAAGATACTCGATAACTTGCTCTCTATCTAATTGCAAAAGCCTTATGCGAAAAAATTGGCGTAGTCGAATGTTAACGGTACATCGTACTCGTTAGCACATGATGTACATGTTGCATGTATTGGTTTAATTGCTGCACTTGAGTTAATATCTGCTAAACGTTTTTGAATTGTGCGTAAGACTTTATAATCAGCCATATTATAAAATTCTTTAATAAAGTCGGAGTCAGTAACAACGGTACCATCTTCGGTTACAATACTTTGTGTGCTATTAACACTAATTTCTACATTAAGATCAATTAACTTGTTTAGATAAGAGTCGCTCTTGACTTTCTTTTCTTCATCAGTAATTGTGCTGTCGGCAATAGTACGCATTAACTGTTGTTCTGTAAACTCAATTTGACTTACACGATTAACTTCAAAGTAAGGTTGCGGTCTAAGAGTAATTTTTAAATTATCAATTTCCAATGGGGTAGAATAGTCGGGGCAAATGATAGATCCGGTAATGCCGCTAAGATCTAGTTGGAAGTTATTTTCTTCTTCGCATTTTGGGCAATTACTGTCGAATTCCATATTGTTACCGTAGCTGGCAATGCGAATGTTTAGTAACACATAGTCTACATCAACGCTAGGCATTTTCCAAGCATCTTTAATGTTTGGCATACAACTTTCAATAACGTCAACAACGCCCTGTCCGTTGAGTAATGCATCTGGTGTGCGAATAGTAATTTCGTCACGTGCAGTCATTGGGTATACTGGAATCTCCCCGCTAACTGGCAATTCTAATGCGCCTTCGGCCCAAAAACGCCCATTACTAGGCAATTTAATGTAAATTGCTGGCTGTCTAAAGTGTTTGGATAGAGGATTTGTTGATTTTTGTTCCATTTTTAATTCCCATAAATAATTGATATACAAGTATATTTACCGGTAAAAATATGGCACTAGATGAAAATCAGATAAATCAAACGGCGCAAGCTACCCAGTCTTCTATGCAAGGTCTTGGGCGTGATGCTGACTTATTGCAAAAAGTCCTACGTGCTGTCCGTGAAGAATACGACGATCAACCGTCAGTACTTAAAC